ATTGGTGACTTGATTCTTCACCTTGTTTGCCAGTAAAATCACCAAGGCCCTTGTATGGTTGGCCACTAACTAAATTAGTGAAAAGTGTGGGGTCAAAGCTTCTTTGTGATGTTCCAAGTTCTTGGACCGTAAGCTTGACACCGGTGACAACATCTTCCCCAGGTTCCAGGGTCTTAAGATGTGATTTGAGTGTTGCACGGTCATCCTTTGTGGATTTTAGGGCCTGGTAAACATTTCTTGAAATGTAACGTTTTTGTGCCAAGTGCATCCAAAATGATGTTGCAAGTTTTCTGTCAATTAGATTTGGAAGTTTGCGGGCTTGTAGTCCCTCAACACTAATGTCATAGAATTCACGGGCTGTTGTAAGTGCAACACCAAAGCCGGTTCCAAATGGACTTGCATTAACTGGATTCCATTTCAAGTGGATGACATCTTGTGGGTTCATGTAACCTTGCCACTCGGACCCACGGAATTCATACTTGTATGGTCTTCTTAATCTATCAATCCAAATTCGAAGAAATGAAGAAATTGGAATATGTAAGAAATCTTCACGTCTTGTGATTTCTGGAATTGGAATCAATGGGACCAAGATGGTGTTGCCGTACCAAAGCAATTCCTTGACAATCTCAGTGTCTAAAATATCAAACCAAATCTTTTTCGAAAACTTGGTCATGTAATCGGAATATTGTTTTTTGTTAGCTTTCCAATAATGGTCATTCCCCGTAATTTGGGAAGCTTGGTGATTTATTGCAAGTTGGACATCTTCGTCTTCTTGTAAATAGGTGGATTGTTCTGCAAATGAAACCCATGGCCGTTTGAATGTAATACTGGAATACCCCTCAGATAGTCCCGAGTGGACGCCGATTTCTGGGCCCCATACTGGATGGCTTGTGTTAAGATATTCCTTCACTTGGTGAACATCAACGGAATATGTTGGTCCACCGCCTTGCGGGGCTAATTCATCGAATGCGTTCTTGGCCATCATCATCTTGCCAAGTGAGTTCCTTAGCCTGGTCCCTAATCCATCCATAAAATAAACGACCTAGACATGAACTAAAGGTGTTATGAAAATTTGTTGCCATCTCTTGGGAAGATGACAACGGAAGTCTTATGACGAAGACTAAAGCTAATTTTATTTAGAATTTTATCATTTAGGTGTTGTGACGATGATTGGTTCACCGCAAATCTCAGACACAAGGGCCGAATATGCCGGTTTGACGTATGTGCCCCCAGTTCCAGCAATTTTGCGTTTGTATTTTTCTGGATGTAATTTATAATCACATTTGCCACATAATGGTGGTTCTTGTTTCCAACATGGGGCATTTGGGTCTTTGGTGGTCTTACCACACTCTTTGCAACGTGCCAATGACTTCCGCTGGAAGGTTGAAAGAAATTAGTAATATACTGATTTGCTTAAAAAAAATTACTCTTTTGGTTTGACTTCTTCCCAAATTTCGTTTTCGTCACCTATAATTTTGCTTAGACCTGAAAATTGGATATTAATACCAAAAAGTCTATGGCCAACATGATTAAGAACCGGTGTTTTAAAAATTAAATCAATTTTGTAACGGCCGCGATAATCATAGTGTTTGAAAATTTTGAAGGAATCAACCATTGGGAAATGTTCTTTTAAGATCTTAGCAGCTTCCAAGACCACAGGTTCAGAATCAAACTTTTCGAGTTTGATTTCTTTGTAATCAACAATAAGAGAATCGCCACGTCGAATTTCCTTGGGGGGCTTAATCATCATCTTCGCCCCCGTGCGTACAATCATCATCATGGTCATCCCCAAGGCCGCCACATTCCCCACAACTTCCGGTCAATGCAATTCCTTCAACTTTTTTTGTTTTAAATGTTCATAGTGAATTTTGTTGGCCATTAAGATATTCATGCGTGGGTCCGTCCATTTTGCCAATTCATTGAGAAAGTTGTCAAAAGATTTACGCAATTTGATTTGTTGTTGGCTTGAAAGATTTCCCTTTATGATTAGCCCGGCGGTGGTATATCCGACCACTTCAATCTTGTGGGCCAGCTCCATATCGATTGGTATGGGTTCGTTGATGGTCCTGGCCTTGATTAGATCTTGATAGATAGAATCATAAGTTTTGTCAAAGTCCATGTTTGGACCTTTTGTCTTCTTCGATTAGTTCATTCATTCCCTTGGTAAGTTTGTAATCCAAATCTTCAAAGTAAACTCTTAGTTCACTATTCATTTCAATAGCTTCTTCCCTGGAAAGGCTAAGGCCAATTTTACCCAAGTAAGCCAGGAATGTGGGGTTATAATTAAAATCATGAAAGTTGTGCCAGTGGGCCACAATCATTTGGCCAATAGCAAACGCCAATTTTTCACGGTCTGATAATGTCATGATTAATTGATTTACTTATGAGGTAATAAAGATTAGTCAATCGAAAACGCACTTGGGTCATAGTTTGCATCAGCAATAAAACAATAGATGAATGACATTACGGCATCGGGTGGGTGGGTGTATTCTTTATGGGCCTTTTGTCGTTTGTCAAGTTTTACAATATCGTCATCCTCGATGTCAGCTCGTTCAATTTTAGTGAAGTCATTGATAAGCCATCGAACCTTTCGTTGGGACCCGTATGGAATCATGATTTGTGGTCTTGCCCACATCCAAGGATGGTTGTTCATCTTTGCCTTTCCTGGGGGCCATTCTCGTTCACGTTGTGAATCCAATGGATGGTACACATATCGTTGAAGCATATTGATGAATAGATCTATGGACTGGGTCTTGTCAATCAAATAGTGTTCTTCTTCGTCATGTTCTTCATCAATTGTTTCTTCCTTCCGTCCCATGAACTGGGCAACATTTGGATTGGTCCAACATCCAGTAATTATGTCGGGCACACCATCATACCATTGGCCAGTTAATCGACGTCGGCCACCATTTTGGACCAAGTCAATGACATCCTTACCATAACCATAATCCCCAATTGCAACATCGACATCATAAGCAACAATCAGGTCCCGCAAGAATTCGGCCTTTTCGTCACCATTTGTTGGTGGGGCATCACTGATAAATGCGACTTGGTATCGTGCTGTAACAAATCCGAATTCAGGTTTTGGAATCCATTTAATCATAATTGTGATGACAGTCTTGGAAGACCCTTTCTTCCCGGACCCAAAGTCAACACCAAGTAAGACAACAATGTCGTGGCCATAGATTGATTTTAGTTGGCGAACTTCTTGCGGTGATAAATAATTCAAGTATGGATATGGTTTCATACAAGCTTCAACCATTGCCGGTGTCACTGGCCTTTTCACACCCGCATAGAATTCACCCATGACGTATTGTTTTAGGGCATTCATTGGATAGTTGTTAAATTTGTATTCCAAACTAAATTCACGGTCCGTCTTGTATAGCTCAACGGCATCTTCTTCCGTTAATGGAATATGTGGAAAGATTGTTTGTGGAAACCAAAAGCCATGACGTGTTGTGTTGTGTGGTTCCTGGGGTTCAAAGATGCCGGCACAAATATCTTTCAAGTATTCATCCCAAATTAGACCTTCACTGTTGAAACAATCACTTGTTAGTTTCTTACGCCAAGCTTGGCCAGGATAGCCCTTATACGATTCATTTCCTTTTCCATCAAAGACCCACTTGCGTTGGTCCGTTGTGGTCCAAAAGATATGGTATTGACTTCCTTGTTCACCACCAACACCACCAATTCTAATTGGACCTTGGACCGTAGCTTGAGCTTCACGCATCTTGACCCATGATTCCGGTGTAAGTTCTAGCTTGTGGCCTTCATCAAGTATTGTGGTATATGGGGACTTTCCTTCAAAGTGATGGAAGCCTCGTTCGTCTGTGATTAGATATGTGTTGCCGCCATTTGCATATTGCACGTGTGACACATCACCAATGTCGGCCCCACGAATGTATTGCATCATATTTTCATTTAGTTCAAAGACTGGCTTGCGAAATTTATCATAAGAGAATGCACGACGAGAATCCATGTCGTAAGTACAATAAAGAGAATTGACACCAACACCATCATGTGTGATGGTTAGTGGGGCCCAAGCTAGTTCATCACTAAATGCGGTGGATTTGAAGATCTGTCTTCCACCAATGCACATCTTGAACCAATGATAATCATCATACCAGGCTTCCCAACATGGCAACAAGAAAGTTCGTTTGCGGCCTTCGACAAATGGTCTGTCATATAATGCAAAATCTTTAAGCTTCTTGTGTAATCCAGCAAGCTCAACCTTTGGACCAAGACCCGCGGCGGCCTTTAACTTTCTAATCTCATAGGACAATTACTTGATTCCTAGATGGTCCTTAACCATGTC